AGAAGTCAATGATATTAAAGTATTAGATCAATCTTATCGTATACCTGGTGGACCTATACATGAACTATCACAAAACATAATAAACAAAGTACAGAATAGATTTCAAAAAGAATACAAACCTAGAGATGAAATAGGATTATTAAAAAGATATTCTGATATAACACAGGTAGATATGAGTGAGGGAAATTGGTTAGTACTATCCTCTGCGAACTATTTTTTAGATGATGTTAAAAATTTATGTGAACTACAAGGGTGGTATTATCAATATCGTGGACAAAATTCTATACCCTTAAAATTATTATTGGCTTTAAATAATTGGGAATCATGGCGTAAAAATGAATCGTTAAATCATTTAGAAATTAAAAATATTTATGAGTATCTTGGATCAAATGTATTAGTAGGCTTTCAAAAAGGAAAGACACTACATTCTGATTCTAAATATACATTAAAAGAATGTATAGATAGTCATGGGCTAATTACCGATAAAGTTTGGTATGATTCATTCGAGGGTCTCGATACGATGACCGAGAATTACATTCGTAACATGAGGGCGAATGGAGAAATGATAAATAAAAATCCTCGTATTAAAATGTCAACTATACATGGAGCGAAAGGAGGAGAAGCCGACAAAGTATTACTTATGCAAGACCTAACTAATGCAGCTTTAGAAACTTTTAGTTATGATCCAGATGAATTACATAGATTATTTTATACTGGTGCTACGAGAGCGAAGCGTGAATTGCATGTGTTAGATCCTAAAAACTTTGATAGGGCTTATATATTATGAAAACATATAAAAAATTAACAAAAAAAGGAATCATTAATAATAATGTTAAACTTGGTGAATTACAATCATTGTTTAAACAAGTAGGAGGATCTCATTATAAAAAAATGGTGATACAACCTGCTGAGTTCATCAATAAAAATAAGTTGCTTTTTGCAGAGGGCAACGCTATAAAATATATCTGTAGACACAATCACAAAGGAGGAGGAGAAGACGTGAAGAAAGCTATACACTATTTAGAAATGATATTAGAAAGGGATTACTCATGAGAAATACACAGATGCCATTGTTTGCACCTGAAACTGAATGGGTTGCACCACATGAACTAAAAGATTTATCAGGCTATAAAGAAGTTGCTATTGATTTAGAAACTTGTGATCCACATTTAATGACCCTTGGGTCAGGTAATGTTACAGGAAAAGGACACATTGCAGGCGTTGCCGTAGCCGTAGAGGGTTGGTCTGGCTATTATCCTATTGGACACGAAGGTGGTGGTAATATGGATAAAAAACTAGTGTTACAATGGGTTCAAGACTTAGTTAACCAAGAGAAAACTACATTTATATTTCACAACGCTATGTATGATGTTTGTTGGTTAAGATCTGCAGGTATAAAAATTAGAGGTAAGATTGTTGATACTATGATTGCAGCATCTTTAATTGATGAGAATAGAATGTCTTATGCATTAAATACTTTAGCTAAATTTTATGTAGGTATTGGTAAAGATGAGAAGGTACTACAAGAAGCAGCTAAAAGTTATTCGGTAAATGCTAAAGCAGAAATGTATAAACTACCTGCAATGTATGTAGGAGAATATGCCGAGAGAGATGCTGAAGCTACCTTAAAGTTATGGCAAAGATTAATTGTAGAATTACATAACCAAGAACTTATGGATGTATTTAACTTGGAAACTAAATTGTTTCCTTGTTTAGTTGATATGAGATTTAAAGGTGTAAGAGTTGATCTTGAACATGCAGCTGGATTGAAGAAAAAACTAATAGTGAGAGAGAATAAAATCCTTAGTAAAATCAAAGAGTTAACAGGTATTGATGTAGAAATACATGCAGCTCGAAGTATCGCTAAAGCATTTGATAAGTTAAAATTACCATATGATAGGACTGAAAAAAGTAATGAGCCTAGCTTTACTAAAAACTTTTTACAAAACCATCCACATGAATTGGCTAGATCTATTGCAGATGCAAGAGAGATTAACAAAGCCCATACAACTTTTATAGATTCTATTACTAAACATGCACATAAAGGTAGAATTCATGCAGACATAAATCAAATACGATCAGACCAAGGTGGTACTGTTACCGGTAGATTCTCTATGAGTAATCCAAACTTACAGCAAATACCAGCGAGGCACCCGGAGATCGGACCGATGATTAGATCTATATTTATTCCAGAAGAAAAAACTGTTTGGGGATCGTTTGACTACTCACAACAAGAACCTAGAATTTTAGTGCATTATGCTAAGTTACAAAATTTAGATGGTGTTGATGAAATTGTAGACGCATACAATAAAGGAGATGCAGATTTCCACCAAGTAGTAGCAGACATGGCAGGGATAGAACGTAAACAAGCGAAGACTATTAATTTAGGTCTTATGTATGGAATGGGTAAAAATAAATTAATGGCAGAACTAGGTTTAATGAAAGAATCTGCAGAAAAATTGATTAGGCAGTATCATACAAAAGCCCCATTTGTTAAACAGCTCATGGATAATGTATCTAGAAAAGCCAATGATAGAGGTAAAATTAGAACTTTAGGAGGTAGGGCATGTCATTTTGACCTATGGCAACCTACACAGTTTGGTATATTTAAACCTTTACCACTAGAGATGGCCAGAAAAGAGTATGATGAACCTTTAAAACGTGCATTTACTTACAAAGCATTAAACAAATTAATACAAGGATCGGCAGCAGATATGACAAAGAAAAGTATGGTAGCATTGTATGAAAATGGTATAATACCACACATACAAATTCATGATGAGGTAGATATCTCTGTTGAATCTGATGCTAAAGCTGAACAAATAATTGAAATAATGGAATCAGCTGTTGAGTTAAAAGTACCCAACAAAGTTGATTATGAACAAGGCAGTAATTGGGGGGAGATTAAATAATGGCTTATTTAAACGCAAACATTCCTACTACTTACGCACAAATTAGAAGGGAGTATTTATATGATTGTAAAAAACATCACGGAGAAGTTGAAGGCTGTATTATATTCGGTATCACATCTATGGGGGGACGTGCAATATTATTTCACGCTCTTATGGAGAACGGTGCAATATTTTATCGCTTACCAATTGCGGCTTTTATTCAATGTGGTTATGAACCGGAAGCTGTTCCACATAGACGACTTGATGAACTTGAGCTTTGGAATTCTTTTAGTTATTATCCTACTGTTACTACTTGGTCTATCTTAAGCGCGGCATCGGGTAAATACATAGGTAAAGATAAGAAATGGCATACAGGTAAATATTTATTTACAGTTGACTGGGCACACCCAGATGCTAATATGCTAGATACTGATCACTCAGAGATCCCACACGAACATAAGTGTGCACACATTATCGCCTTAGATGATGGAAATTATGCGGCTCAACCCAACAACAGATGTATTTGGGATCTGCCTTCATTCACCGTAAAAGATAATATACCTGATTGGAAAGTTCAAACAAATGAATGGAACGTAGAAGATTCTGGTAAATGGAAAACACAAGACACCGACAATTTCTTTTATGAAATCGAGGAAAAAAAATGAGGAATTTAAATTATGAACATTGCAGATCTATTCAAAAAGAATTTTGTCTTGATACCAGTTATAGCTTCTGTGTTGTTCGGGACGTTTACAGGCGTTAAGTACGTCGTTAATCTTACAGACACCATCAATTCTAATCAAATCCAAATAGTAAATCTTAAAAGAGATTTAACTGTAGCAGAAGAAAAACTTTCAGATCAAAACACAAGACTATCATCAGCTGAAGCAACGTGGCAGATGGCAGAGAATATGTATCGAGTGCTCTCTGACCAGGTACGGGAACACGACTATGATATTAAGGATTTAAGTAGGTAATGTATGGAGATTCTCAGGATGGATTACAAATTCACTGCACTATTAATTGTAATGCTTACATTGCTAACTTTGTTTGCAAAACCTGCATATCCAAGAAACGATTATCTAACTAATGGAACCAACTCATGCAGAACTGGTGAAGTCGATGTCAGAATCCAAACAGAAAACAGAGACAATGACTACAGACACAATTCTTTCACTAATAATTATGATAGTAATAGTGATAATGATAGTCTTAGTGTAACGTACAGACATTACATAGGCACAGCTTGCACTAAACAATTTAGACAAGTGCAGCAAGAAAACATGGAACTAAAACAGCAGTTGGAATTAATGAAAATGTGTGGTAGGGTCAATAGCAATCCTAGTCTTGCACAGAATGAAAACTTTAGATTATTAGTATCAAAATGTACTGGTGTAACTCCATCAAGTAACAGAAGTAGACCAGAAAATTCTGGAAGTCTTTGGGATGAATTAAAAGATGAATACAAAAAAGAAAATCCAGGAATCACCTTAATGGGTGATAAATTTTTAACATTACCTGTGCCTACAAATGATTGACAAATTTATATATAAATGTTGTAGTATAGCTGATTGTTATATTGAGTGGGTAAATAAAATATTTGAATCTAAACCAAAGAAAAAAAGAAATGTCAAGAAAAACTAATACATGGATGATAGGATTGTTAGGTACAATTCTAATGGGACTTAGCACGTGGGTTGTAATTACACTAGTAGAACTGCAAGTTTTAATTATGATGTTTCAACAAGAGCTGATGGATCTTGACAAAGTTATTGGTAGGATATATCACCATATGGATAGATTATCTCAAAGATGAATAAAAAAACTAAAACTAAAAGAAAGAAAATTAGTCTTACATTTAAAACAGAAGTTGTTAATGGTAAGTGTCCTACGTGTGAAGAGTACACAGCTTTAGTAGGGTTAACTAACGAGTACTATAGATGTATTACTTGTGGTGCAGATTTAGAACAACATGTTAATGGTAAAATTAGTTATCTTCCTATAATGGCATCGCCAACAGATGGGGCTAAACATTTTGTAAAAGAATGGAAAAAAGACAATGGCTAAACAAAATTTTTCGTTATACACGCCTCGTGATAAACCTAAGAAAAGACCTGGAAAACATAAGAAATCTCTCTCAAAATCTGAAAAGAATAATAATAGAAATAAAAAATATCAAGGCCAAGGTCGTTAGTGATCAAAGTTTTTTTAGTGATGTATATGTGCAGCACTACACCAGGTAATAACTGTTTAGTTGTTCCAACTCCAATAGAAGAATTTCCAGACGTATTTGAATGTACAAGATATGGTTACATTTATTCCAATGATATTATGAAAACATTAACAAGAGAATTTGTTAATAAATATGGAGCCCATACTAGATTTGTATGTGAAAAAAAACAAACAGTTTAATACAACTACAACTAGAATTGTGTTTCTATCGTTCCAAGTATGTTCTTAAATTACAACTAGAAGTTTAAGTTTGTCCGTTCCAAGAAAGGAACGAACAAACAAAAGGTGTGAGAAGAGATCTAATTTATATATTAAAAATTATTTTCTTGCAACCCTTGTTTTGTTGGTATAACTTCCCATATATTAAGTTAATAACAATTAATAAAGAAAGAGATAAACATGGCAGATCCGTTAAAGTTTAAGTCAGTATCGGTTTCGATTTCGACTTATGAAAATTTAGAGTTTCTCAGTAAAGGTAAAATTACCGATGCTGATTTAACAATAAGTAAAACAATAGAAAGTTTAGCAAAGAAAGAAAGTAAAAAATATGGATATAAAAACGGAAGTACCAAATAAGAAAATTTGCACCGAGTGTAATGGTAATGGTTACATTAGAGTACCTTACCATTTAGCTAAAGAAGATATTTGGGCAAATTGTGATGAGTGTGGTTCACAAGGAGAAATAAAAATAAAAGAAAGTAATATAGATGAAACAAAAATATAAAGTATTGGACCTCTTCAGTGGTTTGGGAGGATTCTCACTAGGGTTGGAGAGGACAGGACATTTTGAAACTGTAGCTTTTTGTGACAACGATAAGTTTAGTAAAGCAATATTAGATAAACATTGGAAAGGAATAAAAGTATATGACGACGTTAGAGAAATCACCAAAGAAAAATTCAAAGAAGATGGGATCGAATTCCCAGACATCATCACAGGAGGGTTCCCATGCCAACCGTTCTCGGTCGCGGGCAAACAAAAAGGAACGAGTGATGATAGACATCTCTGGCCAGAGATGTTTCGAATTATCAAAACATTCAAACCGAGGTTCGTTATTGGCGAGAACGTGCGAGGTATTGTTAACATCCAAGACGGCGTGGTCTTCGAGACTGTGTGCACTGACTTGGAAGACGAAGGATACGAAGTCCAACCGTTCAATATTCCAGCTGCAGGTGTCGGTGCTCCCCACAGACGTGAGCGAATTTGGTTCATCGCAATCAGAGAAGATGTGGTCAACTCCGAACACATTGGATCATCTACCTCAGAGATCGAAGGAAGCTTTAATACGTCAAGCAACAACAACAAGGAAAGGCAGAACGAGACCAGCGAATCTAAGGGAACAAGTCGACCCAGAGACAGTGAAACTATGGAGAACTCCAACAACAATGGATTCGAAAGAGGATTCTCTGAAACACGCAACGAAACTTTTACAGGGAAAGAATCTACGTTCAACGGGAGCGAGGATTCAAATAACTCTAGCAGACGAAGTAATGGTGGAGGAGATCAAAGCAAATCCAGAATTGATGGAGCTGTACAAGGACTACGAGATGGTAACGAGGAAGAACTTACCAGAACAACAGGAGTTCGTGGAGTACATGAGGGAACAAACATCAGTGTCGGAACTATTCGAGAAAACAAAAATCAAGAAGACGACAATAGAACATTGGTTCAGACGAGACAAAGCGGGGTTCAGCCATCCGTCGGTGGAGGATTGGAACTTAATCAAACCTCACTTGACGACAATCAAATACGACAAAGAGATGACAACTCTTCATTCAATAGAATGGAAAAAGGAAACAAAAATAATGTGGCCGACACCAACGACGAAGGGCTTCGGACATGCATCGGAGGGTCAGACAATGATCATGCGACGGAAAGTAGAATCGGGGGAGTTGACGGAGAAAGAAGCACAAGGGATGTTGAACGGCACAACTCTACGTCCACCGAGATTAAAGGAATGGATGTGGCCGACACCAACAAATCAAGAAGCGGGGAAAGGAAAGTTTCTAGAGACATTGGTGACGAAGGACGGAGAGCCAGCGAAACAAGGGGAGAGAGCATACAACCCAAAGACAGGCAAACACGTACAGATAACATTGGATCGAGCAACTCAAATGTGGCCGACACCGAGAGCATCGGCAGCGATGTCGGAAGACGTAGCGAACATAGCGAAACGTGGAACGGACAGAGGGAGATTGGAAGAGAGAATAGTCAAGATGATGCCAACACCGACACGGAGAGACTACAAGGATTCAGGGAAAGCAGTAGTCAACTCGACGAGAGATTCTCTACTAGGAGTGAGAGTAGCGAAGGAGGACAAGGAACAGTGGATCAAGGGTGGTGGGGCGTTGAACCCAACGTGGGTCGAGTGGCTCATGGGGTACCCGGCAGAGTACACCGACTTAAAGGATTGGGCAATTCTATCGTCCCGCAAATCGTCGAAGAAATCGGTAAAGCCTTAATCAAAGCAGAGGGAACAACTCCATTTTAATGAGAAATTTATTTGAAACATGTATCGATGTAGGTAGTGGATTATTTCTATCTACATTAATACAATTATTTATATTTCCATTTTTTGGAATGTACCCAACAGTTCTTGAAAGTTTTCATATAGCTGTGATCTTTACATTGATTTCAATATGTAGATCTTGGTGTTGGAGAACAATATTTGGAAGAAGAAAAGTATGAAATATATTATAATATTTTTTATTCTAGCAAACTGCAGCATCCATGATTATGATTTTAACCCAACGACCACAATACTAAAACAACTAATGAAAGGAAAAAATGAGTGATTATAGAGTAAGAATATCAATAAGAAATGAGAGATTATTATTAGCTATAGAAAATGCAGGTTATGTTTCTGCACGACAATGTTCAATTGCTAATGGTTATGCAGAATATAAATTAGTAAGTTTAATTAATGGTTCAATGAAACCTTTAGATACTAAAACAGGTAAGCCCACTGAATTTTGTAAAGAAATTTTAAAAATTTTAGGTAAAGACATAGAGGATTGTTTTACACCAAGACAACTTCAAGGATTTAGAAAAAGTAGTTATCAAATTAAAGTAGATGAAAAAGAACTTAAACAATTGGTTAGCTACCATAAAAATGAAGGGGATACTTTTCTTGAAGATGATTTAGATAAAAAGATTACACAAGTTTTATCTATTCGACTAACTCCTAGAGAAGAGAAAGTAACCAGAATGCATTATGGGTTAGGTAAATATAGAGAACATAATATAATTGAGATATCTGAACATTTTGGTGTAAGTAGACAAAGAATGGATCAAATACTACAAAAAGCAATTAGAAAACTACAACATCCTGTTACGAAAAGTCTTTTATTAAGTACTGGATTCTATGAAAAATTTACTAAAGTAGATGTAAACCCTGTAGAAATTGGTAACGCAGAAAAATATTTACAATGTAAAGAGAAAGCAATAGCAACACAATAAAGGAGAAAAAATGACACCAATTAAAGAAATCATTGATGGTTATAAAACTTTAGATCATGATGAACTAATTGAGCGATTAACTATGGTAAGGGCTCAATTATTAAAAGCCGAGAAAGAGATAGATAGATTAAACGAGTATGTACAAGAAATGGAACTAGAACAAATATCTAAAAAATTATGAAACATAATAATAAATATTTTTACCCTAAGACGGTAAGAGAAGCGATAGATGGCAAACGTCATTACGCTATTAAAAAAGAAAAGTTACCAAGTGTTACAACTATATTATCTGCTACCCAAGATCCACAGAAGACGGCTAGTCTTCAATCATGGAGGGAGAGGGTCGGCGAAGAAAATGCTTTGAAGATAACTGAGGAAGCTGCATCACGTGGTACTGCGATGCATAAAATCTTAGAGAAATACATAGATTCTTCTGGGTATTTAGATCTAACTACAGTAGGTCAACAAGCCCATAACATGGCTATTAGAGTGATAGAGCAAGGTCTCTGTAACATTACTGAATATTATGGACTAGAGTGTACATTATACTATCCTGGTCTTTACGCAGGGGCTACGGACCTCGTAGGACTACATAAGGGTAAAATAGCGATAATAGATTTTAAACAAACGAATAAACCGAAGAAAGAAGAGTGGATCGGGGATTATAAACTTCAACTTGCAGCCTATGCCATGGCTCATAATTATATGCATAAAACTGACATACAAAAATCTGTGATTATGATGTGCAGCAAAGATAATTATTATCAAGAGTTTATAGTTGAAGGAGCTGAGATGAAAGAGTATATGCATAAGTGGTTAGCTAAAGTAAGTCAGTACTACGAACAAAAAGAACTAAACAAAATAGCCGAGCGAAACGGTTTTTAACAAAAGGATAAAAATGAGATTAAGAGACTTTCAACAAATATTAGGTAAATTTACTTTAAATGAAAAAGGTACAATTTTATCGGATTGTCCAATTTATATTGAAACACAAGATGGGCATTTAGAAGAAGTGAGAAAAATAGAACTACAAGAAACAAAATTATTTAATTCACCAGAACCTAAAAGATTAGTGCTTAAAACTGAGAGATTGCAGTTATTTAAGTCACCAACTTTTAACCAGAGTTAAAGAGTTCCAAGGAACAGGGGTGGAAGCGAGAGTGGAAGCCCCATACATTAGAATTATTTCAAACTAATTATGGCAATATCTTGTTTACAATAGGGCAAGTGTAGTTTTATGGGCATTTTTAGGGTTTGCCACTGTATAAGAGAAATATTAGGGTAAAAAAGTTTTTAAAAAAAGTTTAAAAATATGGTGGCATGGTGGCAAGAAGTCTAAATTTGACCTGTAAGTGTTGATAGTATTAAATAATAGTCTGCCAAGAGGTGTGTTTTAGAGTGGCATGTCATGGCACAGATGACAGTATAGTTGAATAATAGACGATTATGCTATGGCAAGGTTAATTATTAGACTTATTGTATGTGATTACTGCATAGGTACTTAAATAAGCATTGATTTAATTGATGTTTTTTGAATGTACTCTGCGAAGAGGACTTTTTTTTTATTTTTAAAAATAAAATTGCCTAAATATTTCTCTTATAGTAAAAAGGATTATGCCAAAAAAAAAACATATAAGAACTTTACCTATTAAAAACAAAACACTTGGCAACAAGATAGAGGCATATACATTTGTTGAAGTCCGTTGGCTAGACATTGAAGGTGATGATGGATGGAGTACGTTAGATATATTAAGAAAAGAAAAACTACCTATTGCAGTATCTAAAGGTTATTTATTTAGTCAGAAAGGTGGAGTGACTAGATTGTTTAGAGATTATATTGAGAGCAAAGAAAAACCTACAATGGAAGATATTGGCAGCACTGTTATTATTCCTACATCTGTGATAGTGTCTATTAGAAAAATAAATATACAATGAAAAATAAAACAGAACAAGAGCAGTCTGATTTGAATGAGAGTTATAAACAATCATTAAGAAACAAAGCAGAAAGAAATCCTACACTAACAAAAAACATGCCTAATGTAAAATGGGATCAAATTCCTCCTTTGAGAGGACCCGATCCACAAGGTATTAAAAATAAAAAATAAACTATTCAGTTTCTATTGCTAATTCTTCTGGAGTTACATCTATAATACTTTTATGATCTTCTAAAATTTGCTTCATTTTATCCTGGAGTTCATCTTCACTCATGTTATCTAAATTCCCAGTCATAACTATTTTTTGATCTATGTATAATCCACCTGCTTTTCCTCTAGCTATTTCAGCATTGATCGCAGCCGACCACGCACCTTTTTTCTGAGCATCATCTCTTAACTTAGCAAGTTCACTTAAATGTCTTTCAAAAGAAATTCCATATTTTTCTTGAACCTCTGCTCTCAGCTCACCGATGTATTTTACAACCAATGGAGATATTTTTGGGTTTCTTAATTCACTTGCAGCTTGTCTTGATCTTGTTTCATATCCAGCTTGTCTGGCACACTCTGCGGGAGACATTCTTCCTTCATTATATACTAATAACTCTGCAAATTTAATCTGACGTTCTTTTAATCTACGTCCATTTTTTCCTACAATTTCTGACATAAGGAGTTTGTACCGTAAGTTTCCGTACAAGTCAATTATCGCATGTTATCGCATGTTATCGGGACACGGGGAGACACGGGGAGACACAGGGGGACACAGAGGGACAGAGGGGGATGTGGAGGGACATAGGGGGATGTGGAGGGACACAGAGGGATGTAGAGGGATGTAGAGGGATAGGTACAAGTTCGCATGTTGTTCGCTTGTGATTGCCACATTAATTTATTTTTTTTTTACCTGGAAATGCAACTTTAAGTTGTGGACCTACAACCCATAATTGTATTATTTTTATTCTCTAAAAGTTGGGATTATTGGTAATTCTTTTATGTTAGTTCCTATCGCACCACTCTCATTGCCTTCATCGTCTCTACGAGGTGTTAAAATAATTCCATCATCTAAATAAATTTCACATGGTTGTTGCTCCCACCCAAAAATCTCTTCAGTTTTCTTTGGACTTAACCACTCTACTTTTACTATTTTTCTTCCTACTAGATGTTTATCTACTAACTTTTGCCAATTTGTAGTCATTTTGTACCTTTCTATTAATTATATTTATATTCCCATATAATCTCTTGTTTTTAAATTACAATAGGTGTAACTTAAATTAAAAACAGAAAGGAAATAATATGGACTACAACGAGACTAAAAAAAATGTAACTGAAATAGATAAACTATTTTTTGATATTGAAAATATTGAAATTAAATCTGAAATATTAACTGAAGTTTTATGGCTTATGAATGATAATTTTAAAATTAGAGCATTTAGAATGTTAAAAAATAAAATGAATAGAATAATTAAAAAAGAGCAAGGCGAGGGAGTTATGTACAAAGGAAAAAAAATATCTGAAAATGCAGAAGATATGTTCACTAAAATAATGGGAGGAAAATAATATGACAATACCAAAAAATAAAAGACAAGCGATAAAAACAAAAAAATGTTTTCCTAACAAAAGAGTTGATGACCTTTTATGGAGGAGAGCAAGAAGCATAGATAATTGTTTAGATGAAGATAAAATATTAGAACAAGAAGATGATTTTAAATGGAACAGAACAGAAATATACGAGATGTTTCTTTTTGCCTTTGAAGAAGGATATAAAAAAAGGGCAGATTTTGAAGCAAGAAAATTGCTTCCTAAAATAATTAATAAACTACAAGGAGAATAATGAGAGAGTTTGAAAAAAATATAAGTGTAAATGTAATCGCAACATTTGAAATAGACAAGTATAACGAACAACAAGATATTTTTAATATTAAACATATTTGGAAAATTGCTCTTAGAGATAAGAAACATTTAATGAATTACATTAAAAGACAATTAGACCCAAATAGAAAATTAGTAAAATTATCTTTGTGTTGGAGTTGTAGTAAACACATGGTTAATAAATACCCTTGCATTAAAGAAAGTATTTTTAAAGATAATGGAAAATATTTATTTGGAAGGTGGGCATAATGAAAACAATTCCAAAAAATAAAGATTTAACTAAAGTAATAATTTGGAATATGGATGGTTATATAAATGCCTATACCATTAAAAAAAATGTCTTAATGTTTTCTTCACCAATTGCAGATAAATTCTGTAAAGAATGGAATAGGGTTGATTTTAATGACCCTAGAGAAAATTACAAAGAAATTAATTTTGAACTTATTATGAAATTATTAAAGGAGAAAGCATAATGGAAAAATGGTTTAGCACTAAAGAAAAATGCATATTAAGAGATTTAATAAAAATAGAAATTAGGTCTTTAGACAAGGACGATTATGGAAAGTATAAATATTTTCCATTTGAATATGCAGAACAATTATTAAAGTTAGGAAAAAAACTACAACTAGACGAACAACAAAAAATAAAAGCAAATAAACTATATAGAAAGGATAGAAAATAATGGAATACCCAAAACTAGAAACAATACCATTTGAGACAATAGAAAAAGTTGTTAAAAACTGTACAACAATTAAAAAGAAAGAAAGAAAAAATAGTCAAGGCGAGGTTTGTGTTCACTACTTTTCTAAAGTTCCAAACAACGAGGAGGGTTTAAATTTTATTAAATCAATCAGAAAGTTTGTGAATAAAAAAAGATACAAAGTAAGAGTATTGGGAAGAGGTTCTAGAAAAATTCATGGCAATGCCTTTTCTATACCTTTGAAACACTCAGAAAACTTTTCTATTTATATTGATCAGAAAATTATGGATAGGTATCATCCTAACTTTTTAGATAAAAAGTTTTACAAAGTAAGACAATCAGTTATTGATCTTAATAATTTAATCAACAATCATGGAGATAATTAATATGAAAAAACTAACTAAAGCAGAACAATACTTTTTACTTGATTGGTTACAAGAAGACTTAGATCTTGCTTATGAAACAGAAAGTTTGAATGATTGGGGTAAAAACAATTTAAAGTCTATAATCAAAAAACTATCCCCTATACCAAAAGATCATTGCAAAGATTGTGGAGAGTTAATGAAAATGGACGAGGTATCATCAAAAAACAAAAATTACTGCATTAGTTGTAATT